TAATATGAATAAGAAGAAAGAAATAACTTCTTATTCAATACATTTAAATCTTTTTACTGGCGCAAGTAGCCTAGTCAGCTAGCCTGCAAATTATGTATGCAGGTCCAGGAGGTATTATTATGACAAGAAATACTTTAACTCTCAATGGTCTTAGAGAAATCCGCACAAACAACGGTGGCATTCTGAATGCTACTAATGCCATGAGCAAGGAAAGTGCTAAGGCGCAGAGGACTTACACGGGTTCTACTGTAATTGCTGTCCGCGAAGATGGCAGCACATACACAACAAGTAAGAGAAAGCTTCAGAAGGAAGCTGCCAAGAAGGTGCTGAAGAACTTCATCGACAGATTCTGATCGATGTAACTCCCGTATATAGCAGGGGAGTATAAATAAACTGCAGATGTTCAAACGAATAAAAAAGATCGTAACCGGGGCAACAGCCCCGGCGAATCTTTTTTGTTATTTTTTGAACGGTGGGATAAGTTAGGTACTCCTCAATGATGTGTGGTGACACACAGCCTAACATAATCCATCTCAATAACTGTAGTGTTTTATTTTGACCCCGGGATATCCCGGGGTCATCTTTTTTGTTTTAATCTTCCATGAATTGTGCACGTAACAATCCAGTGTTATAATATGCTTCTGAAACGATATCAGTTTTAATACCCATTGCCTTTAAGAACAAATCGGTTTTCAACAACGTTGGTTTATCCAATGCATTTGTTTTGATATCTTTCAATGAGCATGAACCAGTTTCAGAAATCTTCTCAAGCATGTTTTCATACTCAACCATATTATCACCACGAACACCACATACTTCAGACAGAACATTATCTGCACCAATACCGATCAAGATTTCATTCTCAATACCAGAGAATGTACCACCCTTGGATTCACCTTTTGCGATACCAGTAAGATCATCTCTGTCGAGATCGTTAATAACACCAGTTGATTTCTTGGTCTGAAGTTGTTGAACAGTTTTAATGTTCAAGTATCCAACCAACACCGGTGTACGCGTTCTCACAGGACGTTGTGGATTTGATGAAACATGTGGAAGATACACATATTCGTACAAATCCAGATTCATCTGTTTGGCAGCTTTTTCAACATTCTCATATTTCACTGTCTTTGATTTATCGAACTCTTCAATGTCGAGTCTGATGTTGGCTTTTGGATCTGCAAGAAACTGTGTGACCCATTTGGAGAATGCAGCATCATTCATCTTAGAGAACATTGCTTTGTATTTTCCAGTATTGGATCCAGAAGGATCTAACGCATTCATGGTACGATATATGAGGGTTTCAATCTGCCCACGTTTCGTTTTTATGTCAGTCATTTATTATCACCTCATTATGTGGTAGGATTTATGTCAGGCATTGATTGATCATTGGGATTAGGTTGCGGTGTATCTGGATTTATTCCAGGCATTTGATTAGCTTGTCGATTCAATTCATTGATTCGTTGTTCCTGAACTTGTTTAATACCTTCACGCAGCGATGCATCATTTTGACTTGGAGACTTCGCTCTGCTGTTGTACCATTTGTATGCTGAAGTGTAGAAGTTCTCTGCATTGTTATAAATGGTCTGAACATCATTAACGGTATTAGCTTTCTTTATTGAATCAATGACAAATTGACCATAGCCTTTTGGATCAGGTAATGGTTCGCCTTCTATGCTACCCACTGGTGCAACAGTATTTGCGATTGCACCAAACAACTCACCAAGTTTCTGCAGTGAGCTTGAACCTGTTTTAACCTTTGCTTCAGCAGCTTTACGTTTCTTTTGTTGTTCTGGATTCACAGCATCTTGAGCCTGGGATGCAATTGAATCCATTTGTACGATTTCCTGTTCAACGTTATTTATTACGGTTTGAACCTGCTGGATATTTTGTTCAATGGTTTCCATGGTTATTGTGTTTGATTGTTGAGCAACACCATTTGTACTATCTGGAATGCTCTGTGGATTGGTTGTTGGCTGTTGTGACTGTGGTTGTTGTTGCTGAGACTGTGGTGGGGTTTGTGGTTGTTGTGACTGTTGTTGGGGTTTTTGTTGTTGTTTTTGTTGATTCTTTCTTTTGATTTGGATAATCTTAGACTGACGCTCGAGCTGTTCATTCTGTTCGATCTGTTGTTGTGTGTTTGAATTTTGTGAATTGATCTGAGAATATGTTTGGGTCATCTGGTTTAATTGCTTTGCTTCAGCTGCATATGCTTCAGGGACGGGTGTCTTCGGTGGAACCTTTTTGAATTTTGCTTTAATACTGGCAAAGAAACGTTTACACCATTCAATGAAACGTTTGATCAAATTTTCCTTTTGCGGATTGTCAGATGGCTGTGATTCCCCATCTTCCATATAATATGATTCAATGATGTATTGTTTATTATAATATTCATATAATGAATTCAATACATTATATTCAGATTCAAGAATTATATCTTGGATATCATTCATTATTAATCACTCCTAAATGTATAATCTACGGGCATATACACGATTCAAACGATCGTATGTTATTCCGATGATGGCATGATTCGAATCAGAACCCATTGCAAGTGTTTCCGTTCCCGTGATCTGGATTATCAATGCAGGTTGTCCTTCGATCTCATCAACAAAACAATCAATGTCGATTCCTGTAATTGAAATAGAATTACACTGATCTTCGATCTGGGTCTTTATCTTCTTAGGAATATTTTTGTCATTTGAATATTCAAACAGATATGACTCAATGTCAATGCCTATGTCGGGGATTGATGGATACTGACCTGGTTTCATGAACAACAATGTCATGATGATGTTGATACACATTTCAAATGTTGATATCACCTTGGGTTTGAATGCGGTATCATAATCCATACAAACATCATATCCTAACACCTGGATTGATGATGGATATTTCTTATTTACTTCTTGGAGTGTGATTCCTACTTCGTCCAACATTATTAATCACCTCGTTTTAATTGTTCCTGTATCATTTCACATATGACGGAAACATCTTTTCCTTTCATATAGAAATCATACAACTTTTCAATCATGAGTGTTAACACAATTGATGTGGATTGGGATGCATTTGCAAATACCAATTCACTGGATAATGATACATTGGATCTCATGATTGTTAATAAATATTCATCGGGTTTGTTTTCAACCACATCACGCTTTGATGATAATGTGATTATCTCTGGGAAACGTTCGATCAACATCAGTATTGTTTCATGTACCTTACTCATGTGATCACCCCTGTTCTGGACGATTGTTTGGGGATTCTACATATTCATTATCAAACTCATCATATTTTTTATCCATGATTTTGATATAATGCATTCCGGTTCGTTTACATTCATTTCGCATCATTTGATCTTTACGAGCTTCAATGTCACGGTTGTGTTCCATGAATGATGTATTGAAGTTACCCTGTTTGATTTCAACATGAAGATTCAATGATGGTATGAAGAAATCGGGAATGTACAGATGTTGAGTTCCATCTCCCCATTTGTAATGGAAATCAACTGGTGATGGTGCAATGATGTCATCTGGACTCCAATCCATGTCTTTCAGATGGTTTAAGAAACCAACTTCATAATTTCCAATGACACGGAATTTGTGATTTTCATCCCATACATAATCACGTGCATCAGCATGATTTATCATCATCTTACGTTGTTGAGCACCATCATTCAACAGATGTTCTTTACCATAAACATTCACCATTCTGGATTTCATCATCTTGACGTAAGCTTCTTTACATTTCGGATCATCACACAAACGTGCATATTTCAATGTATCATCGTTAAATGCAACTTTACGTTTACGACACATCAAACACAAACGTCCCATTGGTTTATTGACAAATAATGAATATGCAAATTCATATCCGTCTTCACAATCTTCCGGGATTTGATTATTGTGTTTATACACAATATGATCACAGTATTTATGTTTATCATCAAATGAACGATCACAGAATAAACATTTTACTCTACGACTCATTTACAAACCTCCTTCTTATTAGAATATTATATTTTGGTCTTCAACCAATGTGTAATCTATCATCTGGTAGAATATACTAAGAAAGTGGTGATTTAATAATGAAGGTAAATATCATGGGTAAAGGTATTTGTCCTGTACTTGGAACAATCCTTCCTGCAATCAATGTTGATGTTGCTGATGGAACATTGGTAACATTGCTCAATACACGTACGGTTCGTGTATTTGATACTCTTACTGGAGTACAGATCACAAAGAGAAATTACAAGAATTTCCTTATGAGAAGGACCGTGGCTGAGTCTGCACAGACATCTGCACCAATCGAACCGGTAAAGGTATCATCCGAAAAAGTTGATAAGAAGACGAAGAAGTCTACAACAAAGAAACCTGCCGAGGAGGTTCCCGCAACAGTGGAGACTGTACCAGAGACAACTTTGGAAGAGACAACTTCCGAACCCGTTGAAACTCCATCTGAGGAGGTTTCTAACGAGGTTGTCGAGTCAGTAGAATCAGTTGAGACAAATGATGCAACCATTGATGAAACAACAGATTCGTCAACTGATACTGATGAAACAACTGAATCAACTACATACAACACATCCAACAAGAAGAAGAAAAGAAGATAAATGTATGAGGCGGGTCAATCCCGCCTCATACATTTATCATTTCAAAAAACCGATTCGTAATCTTATATAAATGAAGGAGGTTATACAATGGATGATTACATTAATGAAAGTTATCTTGACATTGCCGAGGCAATGACTTTCATACAAGAGTCCACTGAAAACAATTTGAGACTCCGTTCAGAAATCATAGAACCAATTATGAAAGTTCTCGATACCAAAGCAGGTTCAGATGAATATTTGAAATTTGGTACTGAGTTTATTGAATCTAATGCGGATATGTTAGCAAAAGAATTTCCAACCAAACGTGTTTCATTCCCAAAGAAATACGTTGATAATATATTTGGTGTATTTGGTTTTGAGATGGAGTCATTCAAGAAAACATTCAAGGAATTGTGTTCGGATATCAATGGTAGTGATTTTAAAACGATCATGGCATCCCCAACAAACATAATTCATTCAATTGTTTTATTTTATTCCGACATGACATACAATCGTTATGTTCGTGATTCCGCACGTCAACAATTGGCACTGTCTGTGTATCATGTAATGTTTAATAAATTCTATCATGCATTACCTGATGAAAAAGTAATGGCATATACGTATTTGCATCTTAACAGAAACTGGGCAATTGTTAAAGCGGAAAACATGATGACATGGATTTCCGATATGGTTGATACTGCATATGCATTTTACAGAACACGACTTACATTGAATACAACACCACACACAATCATCATGTTCCTAAATAGATTGCGTGCCCAAATGCGTCAATCAATGCACCAACTTGCAAATGTATATTACCAGAATCAGACTGAAGGAAATCGTGTAAACGAAGATGCAACCACAGGTGATCATGAATACATTGTAACTGATGACACATCTCAGGTACGTTCCAAACTCATGCAACTAATCAAACGTGGTGATTCAATGTATTCAACCAAAAGCAATTTATACACAGGAGTTGCGAAATTGAAAAATGTTTCCAGTGAAGCATTATTCGATTTGGCTCAACAAGTTTCACATCATGACATCAGTGAATTGATTGACATGATATTCTATGTGTTCATCGTTAAAGAAGGACACAAGATAGAAGATATAAACTCTTCTGCGTATATTGGCGAAATAACAAATCTACCAACAAAGGTTGATCGTTGTATTCCCGGCAAACCCATCATTGCACCATATGTGAAAAAGTATAAAGTTAAAAAAGAATTGATCGTTGCATACATCTGTTTGATTGCAACATGGATAATGGCACGAATCAATGATGTTACTAAATAAAATGAGGAGATGATAATATGGCTGATATAGTTAGACCCTTAGGTGATGTCTTTCCACCATTTGACGAAGGAGAAGGTGTTGGTGTTGTTGACAGCAGTGATCTGCAAGCATATGTCGATGCAAATAACAATAACAATGCTCGTACAATTATTACATTTGACACCACAACCAGTAAGAAGGTTCTTAACGATGTAACCAATGGTGGCTTTGTTGGTAACCAAGCGAAAGTTGCATCTGTACATGAAACTGGATTTGTATCCGATCTTGATCGTGTATTGATGAAACAATACCTTGAAGCTTCACCTAAACCAAACACAATCAGAGAATTCATTAATCAGCTGGATACTGCGGAAATCATTCCACCGGTTGATCCATCAGTTGATACACTGGAAGAACTCCGAGAAGATGTTACAACACACATTCTGGACCTCAAAGTTCATCAAGCAGATGTCATGTTGAAGGCTGAGGATATTGCTGCCAAGAGTCTTAATGATATGCGTGAGAAGACTGAACGTCTTTGGGGTGAAGCATCCCGAATGGATTATGATACAATTGCCCATCTGGATGCATCAATGAATACAGGTATTGAACATGAAAACACTTATGATCCCGACAGTGGTTATCTGTTGACACCGCCCGATATATTATCCAGCATTACAAATATAATTATGAATCGTCTCGATAAATCACAGCTTGAAGAAGTTCGTGATAAATACTGGACTCCTACCGCAATAACATTCTCAGATCCACCAACAGAGGAAGAACGAGATCGTTTACGCAGACGCATATGGAGTATTCCTGTTGCATCCGGTGTTGATTTCTACGACAACTATCGTAATACCGAAGGACACGGAGGCGGTGGTGGAGATGATCCATCTGAATCTCTTGTACCTGCAGATCCTGCATCGGCACCACTTGCATCGGGTAATTTGTTGACATTCATCAATAGTTGTACTAATGAAAATGTCAAGAATCAATTCGTCAATGCTATCAATAGTATCCACACAAATCAAATCATTACAGTTAAACATGTATCGGGTTCACCTGAAGATGTTGTTGTTTCTTGTTATGAAGTGAATAATGGAGCATGGGTTGAAGTAAGTGGATTGACCAATCTTCAAGGTAAAGTCGGTAACGCCGGTATTAAATTACCGAGTCAGATGGATGAATCCTCCAGTAATGTGTATGATACTCCTGCTGGTGCATGGAGACTTGGTAACTGGTCTACTTGCACAGATGATGTTGGTGCTTTCGGTGTTAATGCAAGAAGTGATTTGACTGGTATCAATTATAAAAAGATTGAAAGCACGATGTATTGGATTGATGGTTCACATAACCAGCCAACAAATATGCCATCATGGTATAATACTTTCTATGACAGTGCACAGAATCCGTATCATCTTATTCAGTGGGAACGTGATAATTGGGCCAGTGGAGTTTATTATAATAATAACGGTACACAAACATATCCCGGTAGCACATATCCATTTGAACCTGGTAAATACTATGCAAGTGTATCATTATTACCAGCAAATTTATATTCAGAAAAACTCATTGATCATGCTAATGATTCATATAGAAATGCGATTGTTATTCGTTATAATATGATCCCTCATGTTGCTCAACCTATTAAACCAGGAAATGCCAAGTCGGGTTCGGCATTTTTCTTACACAGTTTCAATAATGATTCTTCACCATCATACACAGGTGGATGTGTTGCTGTTCATAATGATAAAATGTTACTCATATTGAGCTGGTATGATCGTGCTAAGAGTCCATACATCTTTATCGGATTATAATATGGAGGTGATTTTATGAGTACACGTAAACTTGGTGATTTCAATGGCGATGGCATGGTAGACGGTAAGGACGCAACGGCTATTGTATCATATGTGAAAAAGAAGCATATGAATCAAACAATAGATCCACAACCAACAGAAGAAGATCTTAAAGCTGCATCATTGATGCATAACGGTGCAGTCACATATCAGGATTCGAAAGCATTACTTGATTTATTTGCATTGGTTTCAGTTGAAGCACATGAGTATCCTAAGACACAACCATCCAATTGGACCGATTCTGGTGTAGATGGATACAAGAAGTATTTTTATATAGATAACGAAGGTAATGAAGTTTCATTGGCATCCGAAGCAACTGCACCCACATGGGAAAATAAAAAATACTACTTCAAGAATTCATCATATGTTAGTGATCTTAATGGCGGTGACTATGCAGCTGTATTGGTTACACAATTACCATAATAACATGCAAATAATCCATCAGTCATGTTTTACTGATAATGGTAGCCAGTGAGACCTCCTTTGAATGATTGATGGGTTTTAAATATATGCACCCCGGTTTCCCGGGGTGCTTTATTTTTCATTTTTGTATTTATATCATTATGGTGTATGAAGGAACTCATTTGTACAAAAATTTTATTAAGGAGGTTATCAATATGGGTGTCCAGAATGATAATAATTTTGAAGGAAGTGTGTTTGAACGTTCATTGAATTTTCATAATGAAAATAAAGATATCGATGATCAGATCAAACCATTGCCAGAATCCAAAGGTGAATGGGAAAGGTATATCGACAACGAGATTTTACCATCGATGAACAATGCAACGGAACCAACAAAGGTTGAACGTCCAACCAAGACAGAGTATTATTTAAAGATCGCAGAATGTGTCGCTTCTCGTAGTACATGTTTGAGGCGTAAATTTGGTGCAATCATTGTCAAAGATGATGTCATTGTCTCAACCGGTTATTCAGGTGCACCACGTGGTCGCAAGAATTGTTGTGATCGTGGTAAATGTTTCCGTATGGAGAATAATATTCCATCCGGTCAGAGATATGAATTATGTCGTTCGGTTCATGCGGAGATGAATGCAATTATAAATGCAGATCCGATAAAACGTAAACACGCAGAAATGTATCTGGTTGGTATTGAGAATGATGGTTCATATACCGAAGCAGATTGTTGTTCAATGTGTAAACGCATGATACTTAATTCTGGTATCAACAGTGTGACATTCAGAACCATGGGGATTGGCGTACAGTGTCGATATTAAAATGGATCAAGGAAGATGATTCATTAACAATTCATGAGGGTTATTGATATGAATAAATTTGAACAATATTTGGTTGATCATAATGTCGAAAGTATCGGCAAACCACCACCGGATTTACGTAAAGAATTTCCGGAAGGTTCAATGTTATTTGATGTGCGTTATCGTAAATTTCCATCAGAAGCATTTGAAGTTGTGTATCTGAATCCAGAGACAAAACGTTTGGATGTAAAATATTTACCACCGATTGTTGATATATGGTTTACACGTCCAGATTATCGTTACACGTTAGATGGTTTTTGTGTTGACCAATATTTCAGAAACAAAATGCGTTATCAACACAAACCGGATGATGCGTATCAAATGCCGCAGATCGAAATTGATCATGCGTATCGTGTATTCTGTAAATTCTCTCAAATACCAAAAATGATATATGAACATGCCGGTGATGCAAAGATGTATTCCAAGGATGGTACACATTTGGTTGATACAAAATACAAAGAGTTTTATGAATCACATATTTCAGATTCGAAACGTGGTTGGTTCCGTAAGACTATGTGTCAGAATCCATGGTCGTATAAATGTGACTTCCAACCAGATGCATATTTCAGAATTCGTTGGTTACATGAATTCGGTGACCATTGTGATGTTTCCAAAGTTACTGCGGGATTCATTGATATAGAAATCGATGTATTGGATTATCAACCCGATCTTGGTAATCCAATGGATGTACGTCAGCCCATAACAGCTGTCACATCAATATATCCACATGACAAAAAGGTGTATCTCGATGTGTTGGAACCACGTGAAAAGTTGTATGGTCGTAATGAAGATGAACAGAAACATTTCGATGAATTGTTGGAAAAACAACGTGCTGAGTATGCGTGGTTGAAATCCCATCAGGAAGAATTCAAAGAGATGATTAAAGGTCATCGTTCATCATCCAATTGTCCAGTTCACATTGACGAGGATGAAGACAATCTGAAATATCTTGACGGGTTTGATGTTGAAATTGCATTCTGGGAAACATCACCAACAGTTTCGTTCTCCGGTGCAGAAGCCAGATTAATCAACAACGTTTATGAGCATTCCAATAAACATCGACCAATGTTTGTATTTGCATGGAATGCACCATTCGATTTCAATTATCTTCCGAATCGTGCACAATGGATTGGATATGATCCGATTGACATCATTGTCCCACAGGAATTCAAATCCAAGGAATATAAATTCGAAAAAGATAGAACCGACAATTTCAACATGAAAACAAATCGTGACTGGTTCTATTCATCATCGTATTCACAATACTTGTGTCAGGAACGTTTGTATGCAGCCATTAGAAAATCACAATCTGAAGAACCATCATATCGTTTGGATGCAATTGGTGGTAAGGTTGCAAACATTCATAAATTAACCGATACCAAAAGTGGTACATTCCGTGAATTCCCGTATACCGATTATATCAAATTCATATTGTATAATATACGTGATGTTGTTGTACAACATGCAATTGAAACCAAGGTCAATGATGCACAAACATTCTATTCACGTTCGTATGCGTTTGCAACTGCATATCCAAAATGTTTCCAAGAAACTCATATTGTGCGTAACTCAAAAGACCAGCTGTTCGAAGAGTTTGGTTTCGTTATGTCAAACAAAGTTATCATTGATCAAACAATCGATGGTGCGTTCCAAGGAGGATTTGCTGTTGATCCTGCAAAGAATAAACCAACGGGATTTGTTGCTTCTGGTAAGAAATATAATTCGATTATATTCGGTGCATCGGATTTGGATGCGAAAGCAATGTATCCAAACACCAAAATGGCATATAATAAAGATAAGAAATCATTGTTGTATAAATGCAAAATTGATAACAACTTATTCCGTGAACATCGTTGTTGTAATAACTCTTATAACCAAGAGTATACATGGAAAGATTCCAAAAATAATGAACATGAAACGGACATGGCTGGTCCACTCATGAATTCATTCAAGAATCATAATTATATGTCATTGGCATCGAACTGGTTGAATGTGCCAGTAATCACAGACATAATTAAATCGGTTCGTAAAGATATGATAATTTAAATTGTTGGATGGCGGGATTTCCCGCCATCCATAATATATCTGTTGTAGAAAACAACATGTATGTAGCTTTTTAAATATAGGAGGTCATGATAATAAATGGAAAATGAATTATATGTTCCCATAAAGGATACCGAATTTGGTAATCCCAATATGACAACCGCAGACCTTGGTGAGTTGTCCAAACGTTATTATTGTTTATACGGTATAAATGTAAACATCGCACGTGCGATACCATCTCTCATAGATGGATTAAAACCTATCCATCGTAGAATACTGTACACGGTATACAAATTATACAAAACCGAACAGTTTACTGTTGGATCTGCGATTGGTGATGTAATGCATTTATCTCCGCATGGCGATCAGGGCATGGGCCAGATATTTGCGGCAATGGCACAGGATTTTAGTAACAACATTCCATTGTTGGATACATCAGATGGAGGTAACTCTGGTAACGCCGTTAATGGTTCCGATGCTGCGTCACCAAGATATCTTCAGATGAATATATCAAAATTCACACTCGATGTATTCTTCAAAGAATTCGATGGTAAGGTCAACATGGTTCCATCATATGATGCAAAAACCATCGAACCTGTTACATTACCAGCACTCGTACCGACGGTACTTTTAAATGGTTCCAGTGGTATCGGTTTAGGATATGCAACTGCAATTCCACCATATAATCTCAATGAGGTAATAAATGCAACAATCAAACTCATCAAGAATCCAAATGCAAAAATACATCTGGTACCAGATTCACCAACTGGATGCGATATTATCATAATCGATGATTCTCATTTTGTATTTCAATCATCATTTGAACTTGATAATCGTAATTATGAAATCATATTTAAGAACACTCCTTATGGAGAATTCTTGGATGATATCAATCATCGTTTAAGTGAAATTCAGGTTTCAAACAATCCAATTCCAGAGATCATTTCAGCAGATGATGAATCACAATTGATCGAAGGTAATGTTCGTTATGTTGTCAGATGCAAACCATGTAATCTGTATAATGTGTTGAATAAGTTGTTCAAACGTGTTCCTGGATTCAGAACAAATGTTGCGGCAACAAACATGAATGTTGTGGAAACAAATCTGTCATTATGTGAATATACACCACGTCAGATATTGTTATCATGGATCAACAATAGAATTTTCGAGAAACGTGCATGGTTACAGCGTCAGCTTGTACAACAGATTGTGTTGTTCAACCAGAACAAAGGTAAAGCATACATGTTATCACCAAAGAATCTGGATAAGACAATCAAGATTTGTCGTAAAGCACAAAGTGAAGAAGAAACCATCCAGTTGTTGGTTAAAGAATACAAAGGCGAGGTTACATCTGCACAAGCAAAGTTAGTTGCAGAAGTTCCATTACACAGATTATCAATCAAACGTTATGAAGAAACCGTGAAACTCATCAATGAGATCAACGAAGAGATTTCGCGTCTCAGATCAATCATAACATCACCAGATAATATCAAAGAAGAAATCATCAATGATATGAATGGAATCAAACAGAAATATGGTTTCGCTCGTAGAAGTACAATTCTGAATACAGGCGAAAAGGAAGTTGTAAACATTGGTGTTGTTCAGATATTAACTGATGGATCGGTTATATTCTCGGAAACTGAAAACCCTGAACATCTGTCATCGGATGTTACACCAATCAATGGTAATGATGTATGTTTGATTGATGATAATGGTGGATACATTTGGGTTGATACAACAAAAGTCGCACATGATAAACCTATCACAATGACATCAATTGGTCGTGGTAATCAGATGGGTAAATGTGTGGTTGCAGTATCAAATAAAACGAATAATATTGTGATGTTGTCCAATAGAGGCAGAATCAAATATATGCCAATCGACAGAATCCCATCGAACACATCAAGAAAACCATTGGTGAAACTTGACGATGGTGAATATCTTGTATCTGTATTGGAAGTCCCAGATAACACATTATCCGACATACTCATATATACAAATGATGGTAATGGCAAACGTATTCAGACTACTGATCTGAACAAGGTGTTGTCGGTTGATGCGGCAGGTCAGTTCATCATCAGTGGTTATGAGGTTGCGGGAATGTTCTGCATAAATTCAAACAAACCCTTCTTGGCATATGTAACAAAACTCGGTAGAATCAGAATCAATCACTCCAAGTTCTTGACAGCAACAAAGAAATTTGGAGACTGTAAACCAATCATCAAACTCTCTCCTCAGGATGATTTGGCTGCAGTATTCTGTGTTGATAAATCTCAGAAGTTGATATTACATCATGCCGATAGCAGAGTCTCCACAGTCAACATTGAATCATTACCAGTATTGACAATGGCTGCAACTCCAGAACGTCCAAAACATGTTCCCGGAATAAAAGTTGTCAGGGTCCATGTACAGTAACGCATAATATGGGGAGATTATCTCCCCATAAAATTTTATATAAAGGATGGATATTAAAATGAATCTCTTCAAGAAAAAGGAAAAGAATAAACCCTCAAACGTAAACGTTGTTTACACCGATGGCTCTCAGGAAACAGTCACAATGTATTCGTATCTGATTTACAATCGTGAAACCAACAACATTATGGGTGCAATTAAACTTACAGAAGAACAGGCAGAAGGTTTAAATGCATACATGAGATCGTTGGATTTAAACAACCGAATCTCGTTCATAAGGAGCTAAATATGAAAGAATCAATAATTGAATTCGTAAACAAGTACAATATTAAATTATTTAATTATGAAGATAATATTGATGAAAAACATAATCTGATCAGTGCCATACATCTGTTGGGTATGATGAATAGAAAATATGAAAATGATCCATCATATCAAGCATTTACAATCGGTCCGTGTTATGGGGTATATACGGATGATCAGGTTTCAGACATCATGAAGTTAGACATGGGGATTATGATTAAGGGAGATATAGAAAATCACCTATCATAATATAGAATGGAATTGAATAAGAATGGATGAAAAACGCACCAGTCGTCTTATAGGTAAGATGACGGCAATAATGTTATTCGCAAAAAGAAACAAAGTTGAGTTTACACCACTGGATGATCCTAATGTAACTCTCTCACATGTCGTGCGATTAATCGCACGACGTAACCTATACATTGATAATGATGTAAAATGTGTTGAGTTGATCTACCCTTCAGCATACAAAATGAAACCTCTCAAGGTGTTGTTGTCGGATGATCAAATCAATGATATTCGTAAAATTGATAATCGAATTATAATAGAAAAGGGATGATCTTATCAAATACAAAATAACGATCAGAAACACCTGTATCATGATTACACCCGGATCGGAAGCATTATCCAATCTGGGTGCATTAATCAATTCACTTACATATGAAGATGAGTATGTTGAGCAGACTGTCACTCTCGGTTTAATGTTGGATGAAAAACATAATGAGCTGTATGTTCATAAAGGTGTCGATATAGAGTTTCTGAAGAAATTGTTGATCAATGTTGAAATTGTTGAAGACATTGATTACGAGGGTGAAGATATGGATTTCCAGTTTGAGGAACTTATCGCACCTCGTAATGAACAACAGGTTGATGTTATCAATTTCATTGCAGGCGAACATGATTTCGCAGACAATATTGATGACCCACGTTTGTTCGTTGTAAAGAAACCCGGTTTTGGCAAAATGCAACCAATCTGGTCACAAGTTGCAACTCCGAAAGGATTTGTTCCAATTGGTACATTACGTATTGGCGACACCGTATATTCTGAGTTGGGTAATGAATGCACAGTAACCAAAATATTTGATCATGGTGTACAGTCTGTTTACCGAATAATATTCACAGACGGACGAATGACACTTTGTGGTGATGAACATCTTTGGAGAGTAAAAGAAGATGGTGAATGGCATACCAAACCATTATACGAAATCAAAAACTCATACATGTCATATATGAAAGATTGCCAGTACCGTTATGAGATACCAAAGAATGGTTATGTCAAATATCCATGGAAACCATTTGACATTGAACCATACACATATGGAATATGTGTTGGATTAACGGATCACATTGAACGCGTGTTGACATTCAAATGTGAACCTTACCAGGTTGATAAAGTAACTAAGATTGTTCAGAATATCTGTTCAATCAATAATTGGGAATATCGTTTCGAGAACAACCATTTTCAGTTTATCGATCAATTTGGTCGTCGTATATTGCATGATCGAGTGTTCCGTGATGAAGATGGTGGTATCTTTAGAATTCCTGAATGTTATCGATATTCATCAACACATATGTCAGTATTGGGCGGAATCATTGAATCGATGGTGTATGTTAATAATGCCAAGGTTATATCATCAGAGTTGAAATCATTATTGAATGACATCGTTGAAATGTTTCGTTCATGTGGTTATTATGCAAAACTCAAAATCAGTAATCACAGCAGCATGATGAGTGTTTCATTTGGTTTGGATTCTGCAATACTATGTGAAACATCTGAAGATTGTCGTAAGTATCTGAAACGTTATAGCGCAACATATAACAAACGAAACAAAGAACCAATCTACATCAAAGATGTTTCACAAATTGCATCATTCCCATGTAGATGTATTCAGGTTGACAATCCTGAACATCTGTATTTGACTGATGATTATGTTGTTACACATAATACATATTGTACTGGATATGGAATCGGTTTATACAAAAAGAAAGCTCTCATTATAATGCATCGTGATAATTTGCGTGCACAATGGAATGAATCATTGTATATGATGAATGGTTTTGATCATGCACATGTTCATGAAATTGATACCACACAGGAATTATATAATATTGCACATGGTGATTATGATAAAGATTATGATATCTATCTGATAACACATGCGACATTCCGTGCGGGTTTGAAACGAATCGGTGATATCAAACTTGCACAAAACATTTGTAAGAACTTAGGAATTGGTGTTAAGGTTATTGATGAAGCCCATTTGGAATTCAAAGATATACTGTTGCTGGATATTGTATGTAATGTTAAACGTAACATTTATCTGACCGCGACCCCAGGTCGTAGTCAGCGTGAAGAGAATGCAATCTATTGGAAAGTATTCAATTCCGCAACGTTCTATGCACCATCAACTGAACTCAACAACAATGCGCCAAACAAATGGATGGACTATGTGACTGTGAGAATGTCATCTGATTGTAAACCAAACATTTATCGTTATCAGGTGACTCGTGGTAAAGGTATGAGTGCCGTGTCGTATGGTAAATGGGTCATTGCATATGATAAAAAGAAACGTCATTTCAAATGTTGTAAAGACATCATCATGGAATGTTTCGATCGTGATCCAAATGCCAAAGTTCTCGTATTGATTCCATTGATCAATCTGTGTGAATCATTAATGGATTTTCTGATTGAAGAACTTGACAAAGAAGACAAATTCAAATACGCTTTATCAATCAGAACCATCAATTCCAATAACAGCAAAGGTGATAATGCCTACAGTAAGAAAGCTGATGTTATTATATCAACACTTGGCAGTATGGGTGTTGGTACTGATGTCAAGGGTCTGACTGATATAATAAACATGACTCCATATTGTAGTAAGCTTACTGCTGAACAATCACTTGGACGTGTTCGTTATGCTGGTAAGATAGGACACTACTATGACATCGTCGACCAATCTGTACCAATGGATACATTTTGGTGGAAGAGTCGTTCCAAGAAACTCAAAGAGTTATCATGTAAAAATGAAATACTCGATTGGAGTGAATGAATTATAAACCCCGGAATAACCGGGGTTTATTTTTTCTATTATTGTTAGAAACGATATATATATCATTACTATGGTCTGAAGAAAGATGTATTATTTTAAATGGATCCACGAGTCAACTTCGGTACGCAGAAGAACTTGTGGTGAAGTTTATTATGATCTCTTCTCGGAGGACCAACCGGTTGGGCAACCCAACCCAGCCATCCCAACATATAAACTTTATAAAAGGATGGTAAATCAAAATGAAACATATCAATATGACTGCCGTAGTTGCAGTGCTTGAAACAATCGCTCTTGGTCTTATGATCGTTGCATTCGCAACTGGCTGTATGAAAGTCGGTAAAGGATGTAGGATCACAATTACAGACGAGATGACTCATGTAAAACCGTATCCAGTAATAGATGCGATCGTGAGTACGGTTGAACCACCTGTGACTACAACAACGGTACTGCAGCAGGTCTCTGTTACAGAGACAACAACAACTGGGGTTGAACTAAGTGAAACAACAACCTCAGTACAGGAAGCGGTTGTGGTGCCGATTTCATTTGAGCCGGATCATCATACGAACATCGAGGACTCTGCGAATGTCGACGTTACGGAAACAGAGTTCGAAACTTATGACTGCGGATACTATCCATCTGTAGCAAATGGCTACATCACAGAAGAGGAACGTATATTCCTCTGTAATACCGTTGGTACGGAATATGGTTCTGATTGGGTGTCGCTTTACGATAAAGCATTGGTTGTCGACACTGTTATGACACGTGTTGACCAGGGCTGTTGGACAAACGGTCTTGAATCCAATGTGTATAACGTATTGACTGCTCCTAATCAGTACAACCCTTGGTACGCCGAGGGATTCTATCATGACTGCGTTACCCAGTCATGCATTGATGCTGTTGAATACTATTTCCAGCATCGCGATGAGTTTCCGCACTACACTTCTTTCTACGGAGACGGTGTGGAGAATCATTTCTATAATTAATAATTCATGAAGGGAGATATACCATGAAAAGGGTGAGCAAATCTATATGGTTACAATAAACGATGGCAAAAGAGTGAGCATTCAAACCGTCGATAAAAAACCATTAAAGATGACCCGTTCACAGAGGAATGCACTTATGAATTGGAAAGACAATCCTAGCTACGTAACAGATATAGTTAGAGCCTTTTCAAATGATAAGATTCTGCATCCTCATTTCTCTGTCGTACAAGATGGAGAGACGGTGTTCAGAAGATAAGCTTTTGAGATCCCGGGCAACACGCCCGGGATACTCTAACTCTTTATCATGGTATATCGATGTTGGTGTCGTCGGAATCTTCGGATTCATTTTGGGCTGCGGCACCAGCGATTTCATCATCAGGAAGTTGAACAGTTGGAGGTACATCTCCTTCTGTTTGATTTCCTTTTTTGTTGAGCTGTTTGCCAACCTGGTTGATACCACATGCACCTGCACCGGCTGATAAACCAATGAACACAACTTCGATAATATTATTACCCATCTCCACATCTGTAAAGTAATATCCACAGACACTGAGGATTATACCATAGATGATTGCGAAGATTGGAAGATAATATGAAATGTCTCTTTTAAACAGAGAAGCTATGTAACGTGTGGTTGATACAAGAATGGTGACAAACGTTGACAAGGTGATGATTGAAAATTGTAACATTTTAAACACTCCTTTTGGTATTATTTGGATTAACATCCATTACTAGAAGGTATTATATTTTTAGGAGGAAACAATGTGAACATTCATATTATTCATCATACCGATGCTGATGGTCACTGTGCAGCGGCATTGGTTAGATACGAACTTACGAACCCAACCAATGTAGTTTCATATTACGCATACAACTATATGGGTGAAATTGAAACTGAAGTAACACCTAATTCAGTTGTATATATGGTGGACATCTCAATGAGTGACACTGTTGAGAAGTTCATTAAGAACGCATTGGAACAGATGTGCACCGTTGTACATATCGATCATCATAAACCATCGGTTGATTATTACAACGAACATGATATCGATGAACCAAAGTGGGTTCATTTTGTACAGGATGAAACCGATGAACGTAACGGTCCGATATCTGGTGCATTGTTGACGTTCATCTACACATGCATGAATTCAGATCAGAAGATGCATCCGATGGATGTCGAATTTGATCTCACGGATCTCAGGGACCACATGATATTCAATGGCAATACTGATAATGAATATCGTGTTCCATTCATTGTACGTTTGGTTGATGATCGTGATGTATGGCGTCATAAGTTGACCGAAGCCAAAGCATTCTCATATGCATATAAGAGAATGTCAAAGGAATTAATCGATCCTGAAAATGATGATCTGTGGGAATCAATCTATAATGATAATAACAGATTGTTGTTTACATCCATTCGTGACGGTGAACGTTACATTCAGGATGAAGATGAACGAAATGAAATATTGCGTAATATCGGTGGATTTGAAACTGACCTGTTTGGAAACAACTGTTACGCAATGAACAATCTCACTGCAGGTTCAGATCAGTTTGCTGAAGAGTACGAAACCCATGACATGGTATGCCGTTTTGCATATAACGGTAAAGGATGGACATATTCATTATATTCATCGAATCCCGAGGTTGATTGCTCTGAGATTGCTAAACGTTATGGCGGTGGTGGTCATCGTGGTGCCGCAGGTTTTAAACTGGATCATTGTATCTTTGGTGTTCCAAAGAGAACATTCTTCCAGAAACTCAAAGAATTATTCAAGAAGTAAACGCATCCCCCGGGAAACCGGGGGATATTGTTTTTTATATTTTGACAATGGTTTCCAATGGTGTTTCACGTTGTTTACGATTGTTCAATGTTGAACATAATCCCTTCTTAACTGAGTTTGATATATCCTGGAATAACAAACCGGACAAGAAGTTTGATGTTTGTACCAATGAACGGAAGTTATCTTTCTTATATGATAACGGATCAACTGATGGATTCTTACCGTATATCTTGGCAAATGTATCATTGTCTTCTGTACGGCATGTTCGACGCACTAACATTTCATATATAATTGATGGTGAATCAAGATTGATTTTGTTCATCTTCAAACAGTTGAACATCATCTGTACAATGAGATTATATGGTATCTGAGCCACTTTGGAATATAAGAAAATCTGATTGATAAAGTATTCAACGTTTACAACATTTTGACGAATTGCAAGTTTTGTGATTGCTGAATTGGGTTCATATGTTATTATAAGATTTTCAGGTTCTTCCTGCACTTCAGCATACAAATTAAACGATAACAATGCTGGCACAGTCATCAACGTTGAACATGTCTCTTTGTCATTCTTATCATAAAACTTTACAGGAACAACACCTAAACATGAGATGTATGTAGTCTCTTGTTCAAATCCAACCAAGTTGACATCATCACCTTCGGTATCGTCTTTGATACGTGGAATGAACACTTTCATCTTTTCTTTATTATACAGATAACCATCTTTCATATATACTTTATCTGTATGAGACAACATTGTCTCTGACACATCCATAGCACCAGCGGATTGTGAGAGATTATGTTTTGATTTCAGTTTGATGTTCAATATTTTATCTGTGAATTGTGTACACAACAATCCAACACGGGTTACATTAAGATCGTAGAATAATGGACCGGCACATTTTGCACATATTTTATCATGTGTACAACATGTTGGACTATAAAGTCTAACGACTTTACCCATATACTGATCAATGTTAGATGGTAATAATGTGACAATTTTTGATCCATCTTGGATATTTCTACGTAGCACATATGGCGCTGTTGCTTTGTCTATTAGTAAGGGAATGGTTGCTTTAGTACCACAATCAGATTTTGGATTTGGATCCAATTCTTCTGATTGCAATAATGCCATCATCTGTTTAGACATGTAACCAGCATCTGCGGTACCAACTGCGGAAGGGTATGCACCAGCAACTACTGAATTTGCAAATGCGGGAATATCTTTTTTGTTGATACCATCCATCAATGAATTTTCAACAACATCATATCGCTGAGTAATATCATTATAAACTGCACCACGCATAACATTGATTGTTTTGTAATTGTTGTCCAAATTATAAACACCTGAATTGAACAGATCGTTTACTTCACCGGCATTCTTCAGATTGTTTTTAACCATACCAACTAATTCTTTTTCAATTTTATTTGTTGTCAGTATCTGTTTAACTGAATCATTTGAATCAATATCATTCTTGTATTGTTTAAACAATTCCGCTTTACGTTTATTAACATCATACATTGGCATTAACAATGATGATGATACGGCTGTTCCCAGGAAGCATGCACACCATGCAGCCAAACGATCTCGTGCATCAATTATTGCACCTTGGTCTTTGGTTGTGAGTTTATCCACAATGACTAAAGATACGACTGTTGTTTCTAATTGTTCCATTCCATCTTTGCCAAGTGGAATGTTCCAATAACGAATGACTGAAAGTGTGTTTGTACGTTCCAACACATATCGATTGAATAATAACATTCCTAAGGAGGTATCAACAGGTGTATCAGTAAATGGGTACTCCTCAGGTGTTAACATTATATGTGCATTGCAATCAAAATTTGCCTGTTTGAATGTATTGGTTTCACGATCATGATATGATGCAAACATATCTTCGATAAATGATTTTGTAATTTCTTCAACAGGAACTGACAACAATTTCTGTTTTCCGAGTTTGGTATTATTAGCATCAGCCATTTTTGACCATCCTTTCTTAATATAAAAGATTATCGATTCGTTGAAATATAGTATCTATTATTTTTTAATTCGGTATTTATATTATTTAAATGAAAGAGAACAGTAATGTGACTTTCAAAAATATTTATATTTCAGGAGGAATAACATGAAACCAAACCATTTATTTCCATTGGCAATGATGTTGGATCATGCCAACATCAACCAAAGTACCATGATGGGATTTGTCAACAGTCAGATTTGGTACACGATCGATGTAACATCATTTTCATATGATGTTGAAGGTGTTCTGACAGCAATATCAAAACGAGGACCAAAACAAATATTTGTTTCTGATAATACTATAAAAGTTATCAATTATCAAACGTATGGGGCACGGACAATGACCCACATGTACATTTACAAAAACACACCAATCATATGTACCAGAAAACGGGACAAGGATTCTGGTGCCTCTGTTACAATGCTGACATTTAACACCAAACGTTCAAGGAAACACATACATGAATTTATCCAGAAGCTCAATAATATAAAGCATAAATACACTTCTAACTTATTCGAAGGTCAGCTTGATTATGTTGATTACGGTGGACGCAGTGGTAAATACATCGATGTTGATTATAAAACATTTGATGATGTATTTCTTCCGGATGAACAGCAGTATCAGATAACCAATGGAATCGAAACATTTATAAAGAATATACCATGGTTAGAAGACCATCATATTCCAACACACTATGGAATATTGTTATATGGTACACCAGGATGTGGTCGCACATCGATCATTAAAGCATTGATTCACAAGTATAATGTAATCCCACATTATATCCAGGAACTTGGAGATCTTCCAGAGTTGGTGTTAGAGCAGTTACCCAAACAGAAAACACCAAGCAATGTCATCCACATGGTTATATGTGAAGATGTTGACTGTACATTGTTCAATCGACAGAAAGGATTTAAAGAATCCGAAGATACTGATGAAGATAATAATTTTCCAAGCCTCAAACCAAGAAGAGCATCATTATCCCAAGTATTAAATTCAATTGATGGTATCGTAAATCCGCATAATACAATATTCGTATTCACAACCAATCATATTGAAGAATTAGATCCAGCATTGATCCGACCTGGCAGAATGGATCTTCGTCTGGAGATAAAACCCTGTTGTGAAGAAACCCTTAATAAATTCACAAAGAAATTCTTCAACAGAGAAATCCCATCTGGATTTAAATGCAAACCGGATGTATTATTCTCAACATTACAAACCAAGGTTCTCGAAGGTAAAACCTTTGAAGATATATTAAATTTCATGAAGGAGGAGTAAACTATGAAACATAGTAAACTCGCAATCGCAGCTCTGATAATATCATGCATCGGAGTGACCATTTCTATCACCAGATTCATAATGTTTCTGTTGACAAAGAAGTCTGAAGAAACTGACAGAATTCTTGAACCGGATTATGTTGATCCGGAAGAATTCGATTTCGAAGCTGGTGAAATTTACAACCAGGGTGAAGAGGAGGCTGAAAATGAGTAATCCATTAATTGATGATTTCATCAATAGTGTTGACGAAGTCAAAGACATTGATTCCAATGAAAAGGTTTCTGCACTTGGAATCATCATTCCATCAGCATTTAAGAAATCACCAGACGCAGATGCCGATGTCGTTGGTGTTCCCGTTGATTTTATCATCAAGGCAACTCCTGAACAGAGGATGAATGAATTCAAAGATATCGTTCATAATCTGGAATCATTATCTCTCGCATATAATGATTTAATCAACAATGGTGAAGAAGCTATTGATCGTATATTTAACGCTATCGGTGCATATGCCGAAGACATCGGCATCAAACTTCCGGAGTGTGATAATCGTATGATTAAAGCATTCGTACTGTTATCTGACACATTTGCAGTATTAACAGAACTCTGCAGATTCATGTCAATAACATACAACATGTCATACGATGTTGATAGTGATTCAGTTGTTAATGCAACACCAACTGTTACTTCGGACGATATCGATGACAAAGAAGACGAACACCTTGCAGAAATGCTCATGAATGAATTCATGGGTGCTACCGACGGTGAACCTTTCACCAATGAAGAACTTTATGGAACCGAGGAGGAAACTAAAAATGAATAACGAAAATAATGAAAACACAAAAATCGATGAGCCTGTAATCGTTTTAACAAACGAAAGAACAGTTCAGATCAACACATCATCAATCAACTTTAATGCATTAAGTAAGGATCTTGATGCTCTCAAGATGAGATCAAACGTTCTGTATGCAACACTCGATAAGGTTCTTGATGGAACCATCAAAGAGGAAGACCTGAATGAGTACATTGAACAGTGCACTCAGTATCTCATAACACAGGGACTGTTCCGCGTAACAGATTACATCGGTACAACTGACAAAAACAAGGTTGCTGCTCAGCTCATCATGAATTGCGTATCAACAATTTCATCTCTCATGTATTGTGCAGCAAAACATGAAGACTGTGATACTGAGACTGGTGGCGAACCTGATCCTAATGTGCCTGATGACGATGTTGTTCCTGATGATACTGTCGTTCAGACCATTATGGGAGAACCGAATAACAAATAATCAAATAATGGGTGGGATTAATCCCACCCATCCCATTTATGAAAGGAGTATAAATTATGAAGGTTACATTATTAAATTATACACCACACCCTGAGGCAACAATTGCCACAGCAGCAAAACTTTGTTACTCAAACAAATCAATTCATGATCTGACTCTCAAAGCATCCGATGATGATGCTGCTGAGTTCATCGACAGATTGATGTCACTGGGACATGAATCTCCGATTGAACATGTAACATTTACCTTTGGCATCGAAGGCATCAGCCGGGTAACTTCACACCAACTTGTGCGTCACAGAATCGCATCATACTCACAGAAGTCACAGCGTTATGTAAACGAAGCCCAGTTTGAGTATGTGACTCCTGAAGCTATTGAGGAAGATCCTATGACTGAGGCTGTATATGATGAAACTATGATGTTTATTCAGGAACGTTACGATGCTATTCGTGAGGTTCTTATCTCCAGATATGTTAAACGTGGTATGGACAAAAAGGATGCCGAAAAGAAAGCAAATGAAGATGCAAGAATGGTGCTTCCTAATGCATGTTGTACATCAATAA